TCCATGTCCAACGATGTTGTCAACCTTTGTGTCTACCGCTGCGTGGTTAGCGAACGACACCTCGTAGTATCTAGCCAATTCATCTAGATTATACGGGGGTGTGATTACGTCGAACATTCCGTATGCTGTGATGTATGCGGTATCGTACTGGACAGCCGCAGTACCGTCACGCTTCTCCAAGCGGGTTGCCTTGCGCTTGAAGTTTGGGTGTAGGCTAGTCAGGTCTTTCTTGATATCCGACCATCGTGATGCAAATGGGTCTGTATTAGTGGTGGCAGAAGCCTGCTTATTCCCAGCGCGAACGCCAGAAATATGATAAACGCCATCCTCATCTGTCCACCACTGACTCATTCGTCGTCACCATACTTCGCCGCCGACTTCTTAGCGTCAACCACAGCACCGATATCGTTCATGGACGGGATGTAGCCCTGCTTCAATCGGTCTACCTGCTCAGAATATTCCTCTTCTGTCGCTCTCATTCCGCCAGCAAGGAAGTATGGAGAGCCTTCTGGCTGCCCGTAGTGTGCTGCTGCTTGTCTAATTATCGACATCTTCTCTAGGTCATTCTTCAACCCAGGAACGTTCAGGTAGTTTCCGTCGTCGTCTTTGAAGAACTTTCCGGTGGGTAGTTTCCACAGGTATAGTCCGTAATCAAGGTCTGGCTTGACTTCACGAACGCGAACTTTTGGCATTTGTTTTGGCTTGTCTTGCATGACTACTATTGTACCACGTTATTTGGTAACTACGTCCATAGTGGCCCACTCAATGTCACGAATGACGAATGTTTCTTGGAAACTTGCCCCGACAGATGCCGAAAACTGCGAGTCAGGTGCCACTCCCGTCAACATTCTGGACATTCTTTCTCGCTCAATGTCAATGGAGATTGCCGTTCCAATATCATAAAGAGTTCGCCAGTCATCTGTATTCGTCGCCCAATACTGCCAATTCTGTGTGATAAGGTCGCTCCATCTCTGATAAACAGTTACGCCTCGCACTACCGCGTCCATTCGACCATGAATTGTTACATTGTCAAAGGACATTTGCTTTCCAGTCGCTAGAAGGCTGAGTGCCTGACCATCGGTGTCGTATGGGTCTACTAGCGAGCATTGTAGCATGTACCATTCCATTGCATTGAATACTGGATTAGTAACAATCTGCCCACCCAAATACCACTGTAGGTTTGTATACGGACTACCATACTGATCCCTCGCCTCAATTGTATATTGGTCACTTCCAACTGGCACCATGTACACGCTGAAAACGTGTTCGCTGCCAGACACAATGCGTGTTATCAATTGCTCTGCTGGTACTTCGCCCTCAAGGTGTATGAACATTGAGTATCCAGCGAACTGCCTCGCATTTTGTCCGTTAGGTGTGGCCTCACCAGACCTCTTCCATTGCATTGCAAAGCCAGAGTTGTACCCCGGCAAGTCATTGCTTCTGGGCTTGAACCCGCTGCGATGTGATTTATATAGATAGTTATATCCGCGCTTAGTGACTTCGAATATGTTTGGATACTCATAAACAAAGTACGATCCGTTGCTTACGTATGGTGCTACTTCGTTACCCTCTTTGGATGTAAGGCTATTCCATCTATCTGCATCCGATGCCCAGGAAGCCAATTCGTAACTCTTGAGTTTAGTTGGGTTTGACCTTACACCGCTTGACTGAATAATATGATAAGAAACGAGAGCGTACTTCGCAAGGTCATATGTGTACGGAACAACAATCGAATACCCGTCTTGTACGAGACTTCTCGTTCCATCGTCGTCTAAGTATGTAACTGGACTGTCGTACACGACATTTGCTGTTTTACTTGTATAGTCAACAACCGGACTTGACAACTTCTGCATTGACACCCAGGTCTGAACGTCCATATCTGACGGGTCGTAGTATGAGTATGTCGTTGCAGAAAGCGCAGCATAATCTACCTCAGTCATTGAAGAATATGCACGCCCCCAATAATTCGTCTCAAGTTGCAGATATGTAATAGGCTTCTCACCAAGATAATCCATAGACGCTCTAGTTTTTCCAACTGTAGCCTGGATGAAGTCAATCCTGTTCATTGGACTTCCGAATCTATCACGAACCTCTTTCATGAAGAATGATAGCGGAACAGTCTCTTGCCAGTACCCGCTGCACGCAACGTCTAATGTAAAGTTTCCAAACTCAGTAACGGCAACTAGCGTGTATGTGGATATTTGAGACTCTTCCGGCGTGCGGGTATTCTGATCAGCCAAACCGTCTGTGTATGTGTAGTCAAGGTGATTCTTGTGCCATCCATTATGGAATGATACGTCATAAACAACCCCTGTAAACCCTGTACCGCCGACGAATACCTCAACCTCTGCTGGCTGGGCGAACAATGGTGCTGCCTCTGGCATATTTGATATAAAGTCATCAACTGCAACGCCGATTGTAAACTCAACACCGTCTGCCAATGCAAATGACTTCAAGACTGTAGTCTGTGTGTAATCGCTGTATTCATAGAACACAGTTCCGCTATCCAGATATATGTCAAGTTTAGTACTAGTTCCGCGCTTCTTAATTGACATCAGCGGAGCGTCAACATTTGATTCTGCGAACATCATATTTGCCGTTATAGCAGCAACCTTGTCTCTGTTCAGAAAGTTGAGCGACCCCCACTGCAACGATGGTGCCGTATCATATCCAGTTGGTATCATTCGCCAAGGCTGACGATCATATGAGAATTGACCATACACATTGTCAAACTGCCCGAACGTCATGCCAGCACCCACTTCAATTCCCCAGGTGATAGATGTAGCGTTAGATGGGACTGTGTATTCCGCTTCCGCTACAAACTTGCCGTTCCCATCATCTGTAAAGTCTTTAGTGTAAGTTGTATTAGGCCCAACAAACGTTACCTTGAGGTGTGGTGTCGTTCCGGCAAACTTTGCTTCTCCGTACACCCTGAACTTAGCCCCCGGCTTGATTCCAGAAAGCGATATTGTGCTAGTCCTGCTGCTCGCTAGTGTTTGTGTCGTATACACACTACCATTAGAGGCTGTATTGGTAAACGCAGTTCCAGACGTATTGTTGCTTGAATGATCGAGCACGGTGGTGTCGCCATACGTTGTTGCAGTTGTAGGATACGCGATCATATCTTTGTTTTTACCGTACCATGACAGCGTTGACGATGTGTTGAATAGCGTTGGCAACTCGTACTGTGGCAACTCTATCTTGTTAGAAGCAACTACGTTATTAGAGACACCACGGTTCCACTTCATATTGTCTGGATATGATAAGTTGTACGCAAAGTTAGATGTTGAAAAGTCTGCACTGAATGATTTACCATCAAAGTTGTCTGCGATTAGACCATACTGCACAGTTCCCTGGCCGCGAACGAATCTGATTTTGGCTACTACTGGTGGCACTGGATACGCATACGTAGCAATTGAAGATACATGTACCGGATTGATAGACCTATCCGTATAAAAGCCTATCTTAGTTGTAGGTGAGAAGTACGATGTGTTCGGAGGGTCTGATATCTCTATGATGGTTTCGCCATTCAGCATGAGGTACGTATTAGATGGGCCAACAACCCAATGAATTAGCATCGGATAGTCAATTGTTCCAATGTCATACCCCACCTCAGTTCCAGACATAGAGAGGATCAATGTAGTTCTATGCAGGTATATTCCATCACGAGAACCCTCAGCCCCGACTAGTCTAATTGGTTTCTTCGAAGCCTTGCTCACCTTCATCCAAAACTCTAGGGTCATAGACTTTGTAATGTTGCTTTCACTCAAGAATCCAGATCGTGATAATGAGATTGATGGTCGCTCTGGAATCCAAGGATTGAGAAGAGTTGAGTTGGCAATACCATAGTGCAATGGCAGCCCCTCTGTTACAGCGGTAAGTTGACCTCCGTATTCATAGATGCTCATTGTCGCGTCCCCGCCGTTTAGTGACGATACCGAGTAAGCACCAGTCTGTCCCATGCAGAACGATGCGAAGTTCTCTGCGTGCTGGCCGATAGTTACACCGTTAATCAAATAGTCGTAATCTCCATAGTCGCCAGCAACACCAGGGGAGGTGAAGTTGATATCAAATTCAATCTGCTGGTCATAGTTTCCCATTACCATAGCAACTGGTGTGCTATCTGTCATATCGAACGAGTGTGAAAAGAACATCCACTGCGCCTCTGCAATGCTTGGCACCGGAATAATTGCCGACTTAGTTCTCCACGATCCGTTGTTCCACTTATACTTGATGGTAATAGATTCCGTCTTATTTGATGGGATGTAGAACCAAGCACCCACGTTGATCCGCTTCTTTTCGTAAAGGTCTTTAACTTTCTTAGTTAGTACTGGTGACGTAAGCGTTAATGTTCCAGAGGCAGCAACGCCAGTCAGAAGAACCTTGGTTGTCTTAGACGCTGTTGGTGGATCAACATACTGTGTGAATGACGAAGATATTGTGCGCGCCTGACCGCTTGGAGTCCACGTTGATATGTCTCTTTGCGACTCAGATATAAGCGAAAGATACCCGCACTCAGCCCCCTGAAAGTAAGAAAGTGGCTGATCTGCGAGTATCTTTTGCTGGTAGTACACTAGTCTATTGTATCAGATTGTGCATGTATCGCCGTCGCAATACTTGCTTCCTACCGCCTCTAGATTGTCTACCCCATCATATACCGCGTCAAAGTCGATCTTGAGCAGCATACCAATATACTCGTGGTACTCCTTCTCAGTGATTTCAGTGTACGGCATCTGGGGATATGTCTCATTACTCATCGGGAGGAATGATATAGTCTTTAGATTACCCTCGTACATCTTAAGAACGCGAGCAATATCGTCCCTCTCTGTCTCTGGATCAAACGTCACGGTAACGGAAACAGAGTTATCAGACCAGTAGTTCTGGGCCTCAGCAGCGAGGTGAATCTTCTCATAGATAGACACATCCTTCTCGCTTCTGTCCATATCTGTTTTTACCGGGAAGTAGACTACAGAAGTGTTGTCTGAATACTGGTCAGGCTCAACCTTGTACCACGCCATCTTGAACAGCGTCAGCATTGGATCGCTGTTTGCAAAGCGGATAGCGCGCAGATAATACTTGCCACCAGCAGGCCAGTGAACGCCAGGAGTAGCACCTGAGAGAAGAGAAACCGATCCGGACGGCTTAACCGTAGTCGTTCTGATAGACTCACGAATACCAAGCCATTCTGAATACTTCTTGTCATACTTCTGAATCTCATCATATCCACTGTCTGCCCAGGTACGGAACTCTGGTAGACCATGCTTGTCAACGAACCCGGCGATTCCAGTTATTGATGTTCCGATACGGCGGTTGCGCTGGATTACCGCGTTTGTCTCAGGCCAGTGTGTCGGAAGCAGCGTGATCGACTTAGCGTACAGGTAGGCAAACTTAATAGTACGCAGATAGTCTTCAATTGAGTCGTGGCGATTCAGGTGAATCTCAACGAGATTGCACAACTCACGCGACTCTAGAGAAATCTCAGCACATGGGTTTGTTCCCAATACACGCCAGTCCTTGTTGTCGGGAGCGTCTTTCAACCTACCATACTGCTGCATTGTATTCAGGAATAGGAACCCTGGTTCACCATTGTCTGTAATTCTACGGGCTGCATCTGCATAATCATACCCCGGCTCATCAATAACAACCGTGTTATTTGAGAGCCAACCCCATTCCGCTCGCTCTGGATACTTCTCATAGTTCTTCAACTCCAAGAACACTAAATCATCTTGATCACCAAGAGCAATGGTGGCTGAGCGCCTTACATTACCGGCCACCACACAAGTACCAATTAAGTTTACTACGTCTACAATTGTACGGGCATCAAACACTTCTCCCAGGCGCTCTTCTAAAATCTTGGTAATTTGATTATGCATTTTGATAAGAGGCTGAGGGCCAGATGCAGTTCCACCGAATCCCTTGATTGGCTCGCCATATGGACGAATCAATGAATAGTCAAATGAGATTTTCTTGTTTGTTCTCAGGAATGAATTAAGCATTAATCTTACAGACTCAGCCCAACCTTCACGGGTATCTGGAATGACATAGACTTCATCAGAATCTTCACGGTGACCAATACGAATATGCTTTGCCTCGCCTCGTGTATCAAATCCAACACCAACACCAAGCATGAGAGCATCCATCACCCATGCGAATACCGCGCCTGGATCGCGGTGATCCATGTCTCCTGTAGAGATGAATGAGCAGTTATATAGGCCAGCAACGATGTTGCGCTCATGAATAAGTGGCGTTCCAGTCACCCACAGACCTCTCCCAGGTGGAGTCCACTTGAGATTGAACATTCTGTCAAACGCTTCCTTAGCGGAGGTCTGCGCTTTGTTGTCGTTCCATGGTAGTTTGTTGTTCTTGGCCCAATCCTTCTGAATAGTGTACATTCCGTTAATGACTCTCTCGCATACCTCCCACCACCTCTCTTTAGTGCCGTCGTCTTTAACACGGGAGTAGGTACGAATGAAAGTGATTTCGCCTAGACTGTTACCTCCTGCATCACGGAATCCGAACGGTGGTTCTACGTCTTTATACTTCTCTATGAAGTCTGGTAGCAGTCTAAAACTGAAATCGGGCATAACAAAATCTCCTAGTACTTGTAGTTTGGTTAAAGTTCTCCTTGAGACTTCAAGGTAGAACCTTGACTTTTCTCAAGTGCTTCTAGTGTACCACAGTTATCTAGGCCATAGCAAGCCTGACGATGGGCGTGAGTCTCCACTAGATGATACTGTTACAACGAGGGCGTTTACTGAGTTATCAGTATTGATAGATGTTTGATAATTGCCAATTGGTGCAGCACGCCACGGCACAGCAGATGTTGTTGGGTATAGGTTTCCTACCAGAACAATATTGATATTGGCTTCTGGTGGTGCAATCCTCCACCCCAGGTCGTTCCTAATGAACACGTTGACGGCAAGGCTAGTGTCTGCTGAAATGGGGTCGCCACCTACTACTGAGAATGCTGGCGGGTACTTGGAGTTGTCTCCTGTTGCCACCCAATCCTTCCAGCGAGAATAGAGGTCTGCTACCTCAATAGTTGACTCTGCTGGTAGCGTTATCTTCTTGGTTGTTCCATTGAAAGTGTAGACAGCCATACTGACATTCTATCACGGGTTGGCGTATGAACGCTCTAGGCTTGCCACCAGGGATACGCTGTTGGCGTTAGAACGCTGGATAGTACCAGTTGCAGACACGTACTGTCCTGTTGCTAGACCAATAGCAACTACAGTGATATTAGCGTCTGTACCCGCAGTTCTCCCTCCCTGCGTGTTTCCATCGTAGTCAAATGTCTTGGTAATGCTTGACTGACCAGATACGGTTCCTGTCATTGCGACAGAATCCTTGTCGTTTACGGTGATAGCACCCGCAGTACCATATCCAGATGTGAAGAACACTCTGTATACCGCATTAGAATCGTTTACAAGGTTTGTTCCAAAGTTCAGTGTTAGTGTAGCCACATATGGGAATGTGCGCTCAACGCCGTTGTAGTCTGTAAATACAAGTCGGTTAATGTCATTAACGTTGTAGTTGTCGATGAATACCCCGTCACGAGTCTTTAGTGTATCACCAACGAAGTATAGAAGGTCGTCTGCCGTCTTACCAGTAACACTTCCGGCACCAGCGTCAATGTCCGAGTTCTGACGAAGGCTCCACTGAACCTTCTCGTAAATCTGCTCAGCAGTAGCATTGTTACCGTCGATAATTACGCGGAATGGATACGAACCTCCACCAATTGTGCGGTTCTGATCTGTGCCATAATACGTAATATCAATACCGCTATATGGAGCGTCTGTGCTAACTGCACTCTCAGTGTGTGTGACCTTGAGGTCTGCGGCAGACGTTAGCGGGAATCGGTACGCCTGATAGGTCATTTGGCTTACACCGATATCGCTCAGTGTTGACTTTGCGTAGGTCTGCTGCCACTCACGAACAAATAGGTTTAGCAATGATCGTCTGTCAAAACCATCTGCCGTCGATCCGTCACCGTTAGGGTCGCTGTAAATCTGAACAGCCTGATTCACTGGCCCTGTAAGAACAATGTTTGTTGATGCTCCACCACCAGTTTGCTGGTAGTAAACTTGGTCATCGGCTTCTAGACTACCCAGTGTGATGACACCAGCGTGCATAGACGTAACTACACCAGATGTATTAACTACCGCCCATCCAGCGTTACGGATGAGGTTTCTCGATGTGCTGTCTAGGAAGTCCCAACCGTTGATCAACTCAAACTGCTCGTCGGTAATCGGCCCCATTGGGAACGGGAACTTGATAAGGCTAGTATCGTTCTTCCATTCTTCCTTTAGGAATGAATAAAGCGCTTTGAGCGTAACACCGTCTGTAGACAGGTTGCCAGCGACACTCAGCCCAATTGTCTTATTGGTTGTGTTAAGAACAACTTCCGTTGCCTGATTGAGTTGGTCTGGGTCAGTGATCATAGCCATAGGTCATCACTACTAATTATAGCAGCAGTTTTAGGCATTTTGATATTGACGGTCAGCAATCTGCTGGACTGGAATCGCTTGAGACTCTGCTCCGAGGGTGAAGTTCTCAAGTCTAATTGGCAGGTATCCTAGCGAGTGAATGACAATGGTAACGTCTTGGTCTGCATCATATGAATATGAGTATTGGAATGTAGTTCCGCTTGATTCTACCCCGGCCAACTCGTTCATTAGAGCGTCATAAATCCTTACCTCAGTATTAGGTTGCAAGCCTGAAATTGTAAGCGTTGGAGAGTATTTAGATTCAACCGTAATGGTCGCACCGATGTTCCACGCAGACCACCCGCTCATACCAACTGGGTTTGATGTTACAGCAGTCTCAGCACCAGATACGAGTGCAATACCCTCACCCTCATTAATGGTGATTCCAGCGCCGCGCACTAGAACATCATTCATTTTCTGCGATGTGTATATACCCAGACTATCCATTGTCGATGTAGCAGAAGGAGCCGCGTGTGAGTTCTGCCCCTCATTCTCTGGGAATATAGTTCTATACACTGGCCCTAGGAAGTCCTTTGTTTTTAGGTAGTTGAAGCCCTTTGGTGATCCGGTTGAAGCGTCAGAGAGATAGTTTTCAGGCACACCAAGCGGCAGGAAGGGAATATCCTTATACACCTTGAACG